CAGTAACATCAGCAAAAAATTTAGACATTTCATTATTATCAACAACACCAGAATCATCATATGTGCCTATGATTGATAAACCCCATTTTAGTATCAATGCCCGATTTGGATTTTATGAAAACTTTCTAGGAATGGTTATGGATGGAGTTAATAACTCAATTGTAGTATCCGGAAAAGGCGGATTGGGTAAATCATTTACGTTGCAAAAAATGCTAGATAAAAAAGGTTTAGAAGAAGATATTGATTACACTATAATCAAAGGTTATTCTACAGCGAAAGCAATGTACCGTACATTATTTGAAAATAACGGAAAAATTGTTATTTTTGATGATTGTGATAGCGTTCTTCAAGATAAAGTTTCATTGAATATTTTAAAAGGTGCTTTAGATAGTTACGAGAAGCGTATAATTCATTGGAATTCCGAAGGTTTTGGAGGAGATGATGATTTGCCATCATGTTTTGAATTTAAAGGACAAGTTATTTTCATTAGCAACATGGAACGTTCTAAAATCAACCAAGCAATTTTGAGCCGTTCATTGAATGTAGATTTATCTATGACAAAAAGCGAAGCTATAGAACGTATGTGGACAATTTTACCAGATATTTTAACAGAGTACAGCATCAGCATCAAAGAAGATGCATTGAATTTTCTTGAAGAAAATCAACAAATCGTTAAAGATTTGAATATGCGAACATTATTAGATGTCACAAAAGTTAGAGCTAATATTCCTGAAAATTGGGAAGATGCCGCAAAATATTTAGTTATGCAATAAAGGACCACTTTGTTAGTTTTAAATACAAATTCTTTTTCTTCTCAATTATCTCAGATAGCATCTGAGAGTATTTTATATCAAATCAAATCACTAAATCTTAATTCTAAAAATACCGCATCTTTAGTTAATTCAGTTTCATTTAGTGTACGGAAAACCTTTTTAGATAAATTACTTCTCAATTCTAGAAAAATAGATTTTTCAGCTGATGTTGTAAAACATGCAGACTTTGAGCTTAGAAATAATATATTTTTATTCTATAAGAGAGTTCATTTAATAGACTCAAACAATATCCTTCCAGGAACTAACAAAAAATTTACTAAATCCAAATCTGGAACATATATTGAGTTTAGGTTCGCTGGGGAATCAAATGATTCTGGGAATTGGTATATTCATGAACTAGATGTAGAAAATTTCATCTCGCTTAATTATACCAAACAACAATTAACGGATTCAATAAAAGATGGATCTTTTAAACATTTAAAAATAGACATTCTGTTTGACTATACAAATAATACTGGACCTTTAAGAAATGTGAATGATTCTTATGTAAAATATAAGAAAAAAACTGGAACTTATAACATAGCTAGGTCACCTAATTGGTATGATAAAAAACTAGTTTATCAAAATGTAATGAGTGATGAGCTAAAAGAGTTACTAGAAAATGTTTCTTCATTTTGGACTAAGTATAGATTACATTCTGTTAAAACCGAAAATATGAGAGATTTTAAATTCTTAATGTACGGTAACGAATTTACCCCTATCATAGATATGGTAACAAAAATGCCTATAAATGTAGTTCCTGAGTTATTTTTTAACTCAGTAGTAGAAACGTTAATTAATTCTGAGGAATCTTCTTTTTACATCCATCATATTAAAGTTTTTGACAATGCTAGCGTTCATAAAGAAGATGTTGAACCTAGTTCTTATTTAAGAAGTCAGTTGATAAAGAATAGTAAATCCATTCTTTTGGAATTGTTGAAATGTGTAGTTCTTTCAGATGATACTCATAAAAAAATACATAGGCTAAATTATTCTGATGGTATGTTGTATATGGATAAAAACAATAAACCATATGCTTTACCTTGGGGAATAAGCAATAAGAAAAATTTCAATGCTTTAAAGAAAAGATTTAAAGTTTTGAAAGACGTGGATTATGAAAGTCTTTATAATGAGTTATTTTTTACTATTGATGAGATGATTGAAATAAAAGAAAAACTTAAACTTGATATTTAGAAAAGATAAATAAATTTACAAATTAAACAAGATTTAATGATAATTTTGTTATAATATACAATAAGAATAAAAGGAAGACAATGGCTAAAACAGTAAGACGTAAATTTTGGGGCATTGATTGTATTATCAGACATGACTACGAGGATTTAGAAATTTCTAAAAAATTGCAAGATTATCAAACTAAAAGTGTCAATACTTTTAAACATTTTTTAACAAACGTACCTGATTTTCCTAATTTTAGATCATTATTAGATATTGGTTGTGGTGATGATTTTTGTATTAATCAATTTCGAGATACTTTTGAAGAAGTTAAAGGTATTGATTTGTATGTAAACCCAGGAGAATATCAAGATGTAGTTGTGTCCGATTGGTACACAATGGCTGAAGATGTATTCAAAGATAAGAAATTTGATGCAGTGTTTATGAATCACTCTATGGAACATGCAGAAAACATTTATGCATTGATGCAACAAACATCCGCATTACAAAATAAAGGCGGAGCTATTTTCGTAGCAGTTCCAGACGGTGTAGACCCATTCGGTTTCGCAATCACAAGCTCAACTACACATTTTTCTGTAGTAACAGAAGGGTTTTTACGAACTACACTACAACGTTTTGGATATAATGTAGAAGTTGTTAAAAAAGAATTGCGCCCAGGAGCACCTGAATTGTGGGCTTACGGAATCAAGCAGTATGATTCTTTTAGTTTGGAGAAATAATGACTGATTTAACCATTATGTATTCAGGTGGTTTGGATTCGTTTATTGCTTGGCATTACGCTAAAAAAATTGGGTTTAATCCCCAAGCAATTTATGTTAATTTAGGTCACCCATATGCTCACAAAGAATTAGATTCCATGAACCGTTTATCTGAAAAATTTGGAATTTCTATTGATTATTTGGATATGACTACATTATACAATCTCATTCAAAACAAATTAAACAATCAAATTATTCCTAGCCGCAATGTAATGTTAGCTACGATTGGAGCTATGTTTAACCCAATCGTTTGGATTAATGCTTTAGATGGTGAACAAAATGGTAAAGAACATGATAAAAGTTATAGATTCTTTGCAGATACTACTGAATTGTTGAGTTTTACTAATGAGTTCTTTCAAGAAAGAACTACAATAACTTCACCGTTTGCTCATATGTCAAAGGCAGAGACAATTAAATGGGCTTTAGCCAATGGATTATCTAAAGAAGATTTATTTGAAACGACATCTTGTTATGATGGTGAAGAAACTAAATGTGGAAAATGCTTGACTTGTTATAAACGAAAAGTTGCATTTTTGCTAAATGGCGTAGATGAACCTGGATATAAACAAGATCCGTTGAATTCTTCATATGCTAAAGAAGTAGATGCCGAAATAACTAAAGCTATTGAAAATAATGATTATACAAGATTCACAAGAAAACGTATAAAAGAACATCAGGAATTGAAAGATATTCTTAATAAAAGGGGTTAAATGTTACCATTAGTAGAAACGTTCTACAGTATTCAAGGAGAAGGTCGAAGAGCCGGTTACAATTCATTATTCATAAGATTTGGTGGATGTAATTTTAGATGCCCTGGATTTGGTGTTAAATACACTACTCCAGATGGAGTAGAAAAATTTGGTTGTGACACTTGGATGGGAGTAGACCCTGCATTCAAAAAACAATGGGATAATAAAGATTCATATAAAGAGATTATATCTCAAGCAAATGATAGTATTCCTTCATCATCTAAATATCACAAATATGATGTCGTAATTACTGGTGGTGAACCTACAATGTTTTGGAAGAATCAAGAATTTCAAAATTTATTAATCCATTACATTTCTAGAGGACATAAAGTAACCATTGAAACTAATGCCTCATTAGATATTGAATTCACTAAAGATTATCAATCTGAAATTATGTTTAGTATGAGCGTAAAATTATCAAATTCTGGAGAGCCAGAAAGTAAAAGAATCAATATTGACAATATTTCCAATATTGCAGAAAACACAAAAGATAGCTATTTCAAATTTGTTATCAATGCTGAAACTAAAAACCAAGACATGAAAGAAATCATGAATATTTTGGAAAGTGTTCCTAATTATTTAGATGTATTTTTGATGCCATTGGGTGATACAATGATTGAAGTTCATAAAAACAGAGGGGTTACCGCCGAATTGTGTGTAGCCAATGGATTTATGTATTCAGATCGTATGCATATAGCCATCTGGGATAATAAAAAAGGTGTTTAATGGCTAAGAAGAAAAAAGAAAATCAAATTAAGATAGATTACTGTGCCAGCGGATTCTTAGGATATTCTGGTGCTGAAGCTATCATCCGTTACGCTTTAGAGAACGGAAAAGATGAGTACATTGATTATATTGTAGCAGTAATGCATTATTTAAGAGACCAATTCAACAAAGTTGGCATTCATATGTCAGTCATGTTTAACGCACAATACGAACAAAAGAACGCTTATATGATTGATATTCTAAGACAACATGGGTTTGATATGGAAGTTCATGCAGACTCTGGTGGATTACAAGTTATGACTCGTGGTTTGGATTTAGAAAAAGAAAAACCTGGTATTTTTGAATGTCAAGGAAAATATGCAGACTTAGCAATGTCATTTGATGAAATGCCAAATATAAAAGTAAATGAAGAAAAAAACAAATCTTTCCATTTTGGTCCTAAAAAAATTGAGAATATGTACTTTGTAAAAGAATTGGCGTTTATTAAAGGTGAGAAATCATCTAAAAATATTGTAGATCAAATTGAAGAGTTTATCAAACAAGGAACCAAAGCTCGTATCATTGTAATTTTACAAGGTCACACCATTGAAGATTATAATAATTATGCTCGTGGAGTGTATTCATTAATACCTGAGAAATATTATAAGTATATCCATGGAATTTCATTAGGGGGAACTGGGTTTCAATCATTCGATGATTTGGTCGATGTATATCTTAGAATACAAAGAGATTTAACTGCAGTTCCTAAAGATCATTTGAAACAAATTCATATTTTGGGTACAGGTACATTGGAAAGAATTTTTCCATTCTTGATTCTAGCAAATAAAGATTATTACGATTTTCCATTTACTTTTAGTTTTGATGCTACAACGCATGCTTCAGCAAGTACATGGGGAAAATGGTCAGAGTTAAAAGATAACGGTGGGATAACTGTACACACTGTGGGTGGATACAAAATGAATAAACTTATTTTGAAACACACCACTCATATGTATGAAGAGTTAGCAGAATATTTGAAAATTGTAGGAATTAATTCTTATGATGAAATGTTAGAACAAATGACTCCATATAATTCAACAGGAAAACGATTATCTGCAGATTTTGGAGCAGATAAAGAAGGTTACTTGAAAGTAGCTAATTTTTATTCATTTAACACATTTATTTTAGAATCTAGCACTTATTTGAAATTAATGGATAAAATAGTTAACGGTAATTTATATGATGCTTCAACAAAAAACAAATATAGAAAAATTGCAGGCTCATTGATTAGTGAATTGAAATCTTATGAAGATTACATCTCTAAAGAAAAAGAAATTAGAAAAGTTTTAAAACATTTGAGACCTAGAAAAATCAATTATGTTAATACTTTAAAAGAAATTGAACATTTGATGACCGGAGAAATTCCGAAACATGAATGGGATGAATGGGAGTAAAATGAATAAAAAAGTAATAGAATTTATCAAACCTAGATATGTTATGAAATATAACGAAGAATCTTTTGCGGAAGCTTTAGCAGAATACATGGATTTGCGTCCATTCAAAGCAAATGAAAATGTATGGGAAACAAATCAAAATGTTCCAGATGATGTTCACTTAATTGCTAGATTGGTAACTCAATATCATCTAACCGAAGCATTTAAAGCTATGAAAATTGACATGTCTGATGATAATGTAATGGAAGATTTATCATCTGGAAATATTGGCACTCCTGGACGTATAGCAAAAGTTTGGATGGGTGCCAATTTAGATGATGATAGAGAATTGGGTGGAGGTCGTTGGAGCAGAAAACCAAGATTGGCATCATTCCCAAATACTAATGACACCAATATACCAATCACAAAAAGAGTTGACATTATAAGTAATTGTTCTCATCATTTCATTCCATTTACCACAATTGCTAGGGAAGAAAGCTATGCAATTATTAGTTACATACCAGATAAGTTTGTATTGGGAATTTCCAAACTACAAAGATTGGCTGATTGGGTGAGTCAACGTTTCTTTTTACAAGAAGATTTAACTAAAAAATTATATGAGGCAGTTTCAGAAGCTTCACAAACTGATTCCGTTTATGTTGGGTTATTCAATATGGTTCATGGATGTGAGAGTATGAGAGGTGCTAAATCAAATGATGGGTCTTTTACTTCAGAATATTACGGCGGTAAATTTGCAGATCCGGAATTGCGAAAACAAATTAGATCTTAAGGATCTTTATGATATAATAAAGGAAATAAATGCAAAAATATTACGATGTTACTGATGAAGAATACAAAAATTTTATTAAGTTTTGTGTAGAAAAAATCAATAATTACAAAGAAGAATATCCTGATATTCAAATAGTTTCCATTTATAGAGGGTCTTTAGGTATGGGAGCTCATTTGAGCAATCTACTCAATGTACCATTGAGCATCATAAAATTTCAAAAATATGATGGAAATGATGATTATCCAAAGTTTTTGACTTCTTACCTACAACCAAATTCATTAGCGGTAATATTGGATGATATTTATGATACCGGTGAAACAATGAATAGATGTATTGAATTCATAAAAATTTGCTCAGGTTCTGAATGTCTTCCAATAACTATGTTTGGAAAAGATTCTCCATTTTTATCATGGAATCATCATGATGGAGAATCTTGGTATAGATTCCCTTGGGAGGTTTGATGGAAGATTTAGATGAATGGGGAATGAGTAAGCCCCCAAAAAATGAAGTACAAGAAGAAGTAAAAAAGAAAGCCAAAATCAATATTTTTGATGTAATGGCTTCTAGTTATGACCGAAAGAAACCCGAAGCTACCCCAGAAGAGATTGAGGCATTGAGTCCTTATATGTTTTGTAGATATTTAAGTAACAATCCAGTCGCGGTTTTTTGGGCAAATGAACTAAACAATCATGATAATATTCCTAAATTATATCAATACAAGTTTGTGAGAATTAGCTTCCCAAAAGACAAAGTTAAATTCATTAGATATATAAAAAGTGAAAATATATTTGATAAAGACACTATTGAATATGCTTGTATTGAATATAAATGTGGAAAAGAAATAGCAATAAAATATTTAGAAATGATGCCGGATGAAGAAGTGCAGAAACTAATTCAAAAATATACAGTCGGTGGTCGAACAAAATAAATTTAAACAAATATAAAGGATAAATATTGGAAAATAATATTAAAGAAAAAATAATGTATTCTACCATTTCACTTTCCCATATTGACCTTGATGGTATATCTTGTCAATTAGTTTTAGAACAAGTTTATAAAAATACTAAATTATATAATTGTAATTATGATAAGATACCAGAATATTTGGATTATATTGATGATAATTGTTCCGAGTATCGGCCAGATAGAGTTTTTATAACGGACCTTGCATTTGAGAAATCAAATGCTATAAAATTGGCTCACATAATCAAAAACCACCCAGATGTAAAATTTATCTATATAGATCATCATCCATATGATGAAGAGTTAATTAATGTTTTTAAAAAAATAAAAGATTCTTTAAAAAATTTCACATTTATTCACTCAACAAAAGCAAGCGCCACAAAATTAACTTATAAATTTTTAGATCGTTCAAAACCGTTTAACAATCCACTCATGGAAAAATATGTAGAATCTGTAAACGCATATGATATATGGTTATTAGAATCAGAATTTTTCAAAGCTGGATTTGTGTACAATGAGCTGTTTTTCAATTACAAACTTAAAGCGTTTTATTTTGAAATGAGAGATAGTTTCAAATTGAAACAAAAACATAAAGATAGATATGTAGAATTAGTAAAAGAGAAAACTAAATATTTTGACAAAGTTAAAAAAGATAAATTGATTTTTAGTGACAATGATAAACTATTCATTTTTGCAGATGAGTTCAAATCTTGGATTACTTTAGATTTTCCAAATTTCAACTATTACGTTATAGCATCCACTTATTCTAGAATAAGTGTAAGAATCTCTGATAAAATTACAAGCGAACAAGCAGAAACCGTTAAAAATTATATTATAAACAACAAAGATATGACTGGAATAATTTCTATAGGAGGACATCATCATGCATTTGGTCTAACATTAGAACCAGGAACTTCTATAGATAAATTGATTATGCATGTCCAAGATTTATCAAGGCTTTTAGATAAAATTACTTAAAGGAATAAAATGGAAGAATTAATACTTCAAAACTTAATCATGGATAGTGATTATTTCGGAAAAGTATTTGGGTATTTAGACAAAAAACATTTTTATTCATTTGAAAACATAGAAATTTTCACAGAATTAAAAACTATGTTTCAAGAATATGACAACAAACCAACCGCAAGAGAACTTGGTATTAGATTAAAGACATCACCAAGAATTAAAAAAGATCATAAAGAACAAGTTATATCAAAATTCAAAGAAATTTTGACTGCAGAACCCCAAAAAAATAAAACATTTTTGCTAGCAGAAACAGAAAAATATATCCAAAAAGTAGAGTTATCTGAAGCTATTCTTAAATCCGTTGACATTATTAATAAAGGTGAAGCATTTCAACCAGTCATAGGATTGATAGAAAAAGCTATTTCCATCAATTTCAATTATGACACTGGTTTGAATTATACCTCTGAATATGCAGATTTACGATTGTTTGAATATTATCAACAAGGTTTTCAGGGATTAACTACGGGTGTTCCTTCATTAGATACATTATTGGGTGGAGGTTTTAGAGCAAAAACATTAAATATAGTTGCAGCCCCTTCTCATGGTGGTAAATCTGTATTCCTTGTTTCTATTGCTGCAGCCCAATTGTTAAAAAAGAAAAATGTTCTTTATCTAACATTGGAAATGTCTGAAGAAGAAATTGCTAGACGTATTGATGCTAACTTAATTCATCATAGCGCAAATGATATGAACGCTTTTACGTTTGAAGAATATAAACGTAAAAAAGATGAGATTAGAAAATATGCGGGAAAATTGAAAATAAAAGAGTATCCTTCAGGATACCTGAATACATTGAGATTAGAAAGTCTTTTGGTAGAGCTGGAAAATGAAGATGATTTCAAACCAGATGTAATAATCATTGACTATTTGACTCTTATGGCATCATCAAGAACGACGTTAGCTCAAGCTGGGAATAATTATAGTTATTACAAAAATGTAGCTGAAGAGCTACATGGGTTCGGTAAAAAATATAATCTTCCTATAGTTAGCGCAGCCCAATTGAATAGATCTGCTTATGGAAATTCAGATGTAGGTATGGAATCTATTGCGGATTCATTGGGGATTGTTCAAACTGCAGATACGTTTTTCGCTATTATTACCACAGATCAATTAAAAGCGGAAAATTTAGCATTGATAAAATTTCTCAAAAATAGAAATACTGGTAAATTAGATACTGTTACTGTGGGAATAGATTACCCAAGAATGAAATTTATGGATTTTGAAGGAGATGAAGCATCTCACAAAGTCGATACGGGTATGAGTAATAAATCTGAGGACATTCCATCATTTTTTGGAACGGGTTCATCAAAATCACCTTTTAGTTTAGGATAAAATATGGAAACAAATTGGAATGATATCTTAAAAGATATTGATAAAATTACGCTTGTAGATTATGAAGAGGTTAAAAGAAATAACCTCTTATCAGAATATAGAACTTATAAATTTGACTCTAAATCAGAAAAAACAGAAGATATTTTATATTCTATACATGAATGGTTAGCTAATTCAGGTGATGTTTATGTGTTAAGTGATAATCTTAATATTATTAAGATGGTAGAGAGTCATTCTTCTCCAAAAGAAGGTGAAACTCCTATTCCTATTACTATGATAAATCCTAACACAGCTCAACCAACTATTGTAATGGGAATTCCTAAATATAGATATGGATTTTCTCTAAGAATAAAGGAATAAATACATAAAATCCTTTATGGAGTGAAACATGTTATTTACTGAATTTTTAAATAATAGAGATAATATCTTAGAAGCAAGAACTATAAGAATATCCCATCACCTATCTAGCTCGGATAGAATGAAGCAAGCTAGACTAAGAAAATCATCATCATATAAAATGAAACAAAAAATCTTAGCTCGTTTGCGTGCTAGAAAACATTGTCCGAATGGTCAAGTTGTAGATTATGATGGAAAAGGGTGTCACAAACCTAAACATTTAGTCGGTCTTAAAAAGAGAGATTAATTATAGCTGAAAAAAGAAACGTGTTATAATAGAACTAAATCAGTCAAAAAAATAAGAATAACGTTTACAGCTCGAAAATAGTTAAATGGGATTGTGTGTTAAATCATTAGTAGATATTAGAAAGAGATTTTTAACATCTCCCCAAAGAATAAAAAATTCGTGGCGAAATGAATATGATTAACAAGTGAAGATATTGTGTCATTAGAAAACGTGAAAATACATATCAAAAAGGGTCTAAATTACTTAGCACCTTTTCCTTTTACCCAACCTGAGGAAACTTCATCAAAGAATTTTCTCATTTCTTCCTCATCTAGCTCTGCTGGGCTATCCACATTATAAGATTTCAAAATATTCTTGATATTCTGTTTTTAAGTCTTTTTCTTCTACGATTAAATCTTTGAATTTCATTACTTGTCTTTTTTGTTTAATTCATTTACTTTAACATTAAAATCATTAATTGATTTTAGCAACAAATTATATTCTTTTCTTAAAGCACTAACTTCTTCCATATTTTCATAAAAATTATCAGGATTTTGAATGATTAAGGTTTGTTTATCATCTAACTCTTGCACCCAATACTTATAAGTAATAGGTGGCTTTTCAGAAAATACACTAGTGTCAAATGTAGGTCTGTATAAATCATCTTGAGGACATTGTACATCTGTATTACAAAATAATGAGCAACATCCAGTAAATAAAAATGGTAGACTAAATGCTACGAGTAATTGAATTTTTTTCATTCAGTTTTCCTTTAAGTTGATTTGAACAATTTGAATCCAATGGAGTAATTGTTTTATTGGAGTCATCTATTCGTATGACTTTGATTTCGGTTCTAACTTTTTCTATAATAGTAGTTTTTTCTTTAGCTGTTTTTAAATCATATTGATGTTGGTAATCTTTGAACTCATCTTCTTTCTCTTTTATTTTTTTATAATATTCTAAATTATTTTTTTGAATATTTACTTTATATTCATTAAATTCATTTTGAGTAGATTTTAGTTCCATTTTTAAAATACCTATATATCCTAAAACAATAACTACAATACTTCCTATAATTATCTCAGTTTTGTATTTGTTAAAAAATAACGAAAACACAGTGTACATTTATTCCCCTTTGTTTAGACCAGGATCATCTGAAGTTGCTTTAGTTCCTGTATAAAAACCAATAGCAGTACCTGCCAATCCTGCAAAAATTCCGTAGTATCCTAAATAACCATCTACAGGTATCTTGTAAATAATCATTAATAATACTACAACTGATACTAATAAGAAAGTAAACACTACAGAAAAAAGAATAAGTTTTCTAGCCCGTGTTACATCCTTTTCAGTCCACTCAATTAATGTTTCCATCATAGTGTTTCCTTTCATAAATATTGATAATTATTTATGAAAAGGTTGATTATGGATTTTACTGTATTTTATAATGGGCAAGAATTTGTATTATTTTTAGTGATAATAATGATTACTACTAATATAATTAAAGAAAATATGCTTATGATAGATCTTTTAGGAGTGTTTGGAAAATATATAAAAAATACAAAAATAGCAGTATTTTTGACGTCTATGTTTTTTGGTATATTGCCTATTCCTGGTAGAATAGTGTTAGGTAGTTCTATGATAAATTCATTGTCTAAAGAGAAAATGAGTTACAAAATAGGTGTGTTAGAATATTTGAGCACCCATCATTATTATTTTTGGTCACCTTTAGAAAAAACTGTAATAGTTCCTATGAGTATATTAGGGATAAGTTATGCATATTATATAAGCGTGGTTTGGCCTGTTATATTATTGAGCATTTTATTTTTGGCTATTTATCTATGGTTGTTTATAAAAGAAGAAGATATTAACATAAAATTTCCAACACAATTTCTGTGGAAGAATATTTTCTTATATGTTTTGCCTATTCTTATCTTTATTCTCATTATCTTCTTCACAGAAATGTTAGTATTAAGTTCAGTGGGTTTATTGTTATATTATTCATTTATGGTAAAATTGTCATTTGAAGATTTAAAACGACATATAAACTCCATAAATTTTAAGCTGATTTTTTTATTAATGAGCACCATAGTTATTGGAAACATAATAAAAGAATCTGGCTTCAATATAGTGGATCAAAAATTATTAATATCTGCTCTTATTGTATCATTTGTATATTCATTTTTATTAGGATCTTCATCAAAATATGCAATGATTAGTGCTTTATTAATTAGCGCTTTTGGTTTAGAATATATGTTGTTATTTTTAGTAGTCGATTTTGCTGGATATATTCTTTCTCCCACTCACAAATGCTTTTGGGTCGCATTAAGTTATTATGAGATACAAGTTAAAAAATTTGTTTTTGTTATAGTATTATGGTTAAGTATTTTGTTGTTTTATTCAATAATTCAACTTTTATTATAAGCACATCGCAAGATATTCGGACTAATTAAAATAATTCTTTGTATTCATTATAGCGAACCACAACCAAGATCTATAGCTATTTTGGGTTTAGGAAACACTACAAATAACACAATTAACAAATATTTAAGCAAATAAATGATATAATATAAAATATATTTCAATAAGGAAATAAATGACTAAAAAAACCGTAGAACAAACGTATAAAAAATTAACAGATATAGAACATGTACTACACAGACCAGGCACCTACGTTGGTAATACTAAACCACATAAAACTTCATTATTCGTTCCTAAATCGTTAGATTCATATGAGATGGAATACAAAGAAGTAAATTTTATTCCGGCATTCGTCAAATTGTTTGATGAGGTAATAACCAACGCTGTAGATGAATCTAAACGGCCGGGAACTAAACTTAATACAGTCCGAGTTAATATAGAAGATGGTAATATTACTGTTTCAGATAACGGGGGGATTCCTGTAGTAATTCATGAAGAATATCAACAATACATTCCAGAAATAATCTTTTTTGAGCTTCGTTCTGGAAGTAATTATGATGATAATGAAGAGCGTAAAGGTGCAGGAACTAATGGATTGGGGTCTAAATTAACTAACATTTTTTCTACAAAATTCTCTGTTTCTACATGTGATGGCATTAACAAATTTCATCAAGAATCTACAAAAAATCTACATGTAAAAAGTGCCGTTAAAATATCTAAAGGTTCTAAGAACGGAACCACAATCTCATACACGCCAGATTATTCTTATTTTAAAATGTATAACGAAGCTGGTGAATTGGGATTAGATGATATTCACACTCGTTTGATTTATAAACGTGTATTGGATGTTGCCGGGTGTAATGAAAATCTTAAGGTATATTTTAATGATGTTAAAATAGATATCAAAAACTTCCAAGAGTATTCAAAATTTTTCTATCCTGACGTTATATTCGATAAAGATAATGAATGGGATATTGGTGTTGGGTATTCAGAAGAAGGATTTTTACATAGCTCCTTTGTCAATTCTGTTTGGACTCACAAAGGCGGAAATCATGTTGAGTTCGTAAGTATGAACATTATTAATAAAATTCGAGAGTTTATTAATAAAAAATACAAAACTGATATTAAACCATCAGATATTCGCAATCATTTATTTTTGTTTGTTAATTCAAGTGTAATCAATCCTGCATTTGATAGTCAAACTAAAGAATTTTTAATAACAGAAGCCAAAGAGTTTAACGGAAAAGGCGAAAGATATTCTTATGTACCTACTCAATCATTTTTAAATAAAGTATTTAAATCTGAAATTGTAGAAAGTATATCTGACTGGTTAGATAAAAAAGCTAAGGCAGATGAAAATAGAGAGCTTAGAAAATTAAATTCTTCTTTAAAAGCTAAAACAGTAGAAGGTTTGATTGATGCAACTGGAACAGATCGTAAAAAATGTATCTTAGGATTATTTGAAGGTATGAGTGCATTAAACGGTGTTAGAAAATTCCGAAATGCACAAACATTCGCTGCTTTCCCTTTAGGTGGTAAATTCATAAATGTTTCTGAAATGAAACCGAAAGATGTAATTGCTAATGAAGAAGCTCAGAAGATTATGGCGGCGATAGGTCTTAAAATGGGTGAAGAACCTGATTGGGAAAATTTAAGATATGGAGAAATTCATTTTTATGTAGATGCGGATACTGATGGTACTTCTATTGCTGCATTGCTTATCAATTTCTTTTATAAATTTTGGCCTCAATTATTTGAAAAAGGCATGATGTATTTAGTCCTTACACCAATTGTAGTATCTACAAAAGGTAAAGAAATCAAACATTGGTATTCTGAAGCAGATTTTGAAGATTTCGTAAACTCAGGTAATTCAAAAGGTTGGAATTCATTATACAAAAAAGGGTTATCTGCTCTTGATGATTACTCATATAAAGAAATGTTAGATAACCCTAAGAAAGTTTTATTCTCTCCAGATGAACTTACCGCAAAAACTTTAGAAATTTGGTTCGGTAAAAAAGATAACACTGAACGAAAAGTATTATTGTCTAAAGAATAATTAAGATTATTATGATATAATATCATAACAAAAGGAATTAAATATGATTTATATCCCAACTGAAGCACGAAAAGCGTTGAAACAATATATATCTTTTAATGATATGGATGTAGTGATGCTTGAATGTAGAAAAAACTTAAAAGATAATGAATGGTATTGTGTCAAAGGTCAAATAAATGAGTATAATACCAAGTACGTTTTTATAATGGATAATTATAAAATTCTCTTATATGTAAATGACGAATGTGTAATGTCTGTTAATGATAAAGACTATGATTTTGAAGGGCTGCCAAAAGAAGAATTTGTAGAAGATTGTTCAATTATGATTGTTGAATAAATAATCTAAAAGGATAATTTCATGAATTTTAAAAATTTTATTCTACCTGAAGCTGTTATCTCAAAAAAAGTAGCAAGAGGAACAAACGAATATTCTTATGAAGGTAAATGGAATTATTTAAAAAGCAAAAATTATAAAAATACGAAACTTTTATCAGATAAATTGCCAGATCATATGAAGTTATATCTTTATGATGATATTTACTTTTTAATTTCAGAAAGAGAAGAATATCTTGGATATATTGAGTTGCGAACGGATGGGGAAATACCTAGAATTGTTTACACGGACTCCAAACTTTCTGGAGGATTTTATCTAATAATGTTCACTTACATTTTCAAGTTAACTCATATAACTGAGATTTTATCAGATGTTAGTTTATCAGAAAATGCTATTAAATCATATACAAAACTTAGCAAAAATAAATCATTTGAAATAAGAGTATATACTAAAAACAAAGAATATTTACCATTTTCTTTAAGAAATTTAAAAAGTGATGAATTGAATAGAGTATCTATTAAGATGCGAGGTTAATATGAAAACATTTGAAGAGTATATGATTTTGGAAGAAATCCTAAAGATAGGGAACGCCGAAGATTATCGAAAATCTGGAGTTGATAAAAGAGATGATTTAACTAAAGACATTCATGATAAAGATATCAATGACACTAAAGATTCTTTAGAAAGTTATCGGGTGGGTGTAGTAAATGGTATCACTATATTTAAATCCATCCACGCTCATGAAATTAGAGATGGTGAAGGATTACCTAGAGATTATGGATTGACTGATGAAGATGTGCTGAAAATTTTTGAAAAATTATTTTTAAAACCAGCTTATAATCCAAAAAACAAAACCATGGTTGCTTATAAAAATCATAAAGGTAAATTTGATTTGATGGTTATCTCTCCATTAGAATACAAATACATAAAAATCATAACTATCATACAAGGTAATAAAAATCGTAGCTATGATTATTTTACACAATCTCATCTTAAAGACCAGAAAGCCATTATAGAAAGCTCCGATTTAAATGGAGTTCAAGATTTTTTAATTATAGAATAAAGGAAAATGATGAAAATCCAATACATTGGAAATGATGCTTACGAAATAACATCTTATGATAATCAAACGATAACTCTTACTAAAGATGAATTTTACGAATGCGTTCAGACAATAAATGAGTTAGAACAAGCATATATAAACAGCATTATGAATCGAAAGGTTTAAATGCAAAATAAACACCATATACGAATGAAACAAGCTATAGAAACTGCTAAAAATTCTAAATGTATGTCAAGACATGTTGGGGCTTTGATTGTAGTTGAAGATAGAATAGTATCAGAAGGATACAATGGTACTCCTAAAGGTTATGTAAACTGTAATGTCAAATGGAATAACATATGGCATGCTGACCATCATGAATGGTCAAAAACTCATGAAATACATGCAGAAATGAATGCAATTAATTGGGCAGCCAGAAAAGGTATCAAAATTGAAGATGGGGTTATGTATTGTACTACTAAGCCTTGTTTAGAATGTACTAAAAATATTATAGCTGTTGGAATTAAAGCGGTTTATTGGTTGACTAAATATGAATATAATGAAGATCATATTTTGGATTCTTTTTTCAAGGAAAATAATGTAATTTGTGAGCAAGTATTTTTACCAGAAGATTCTGATTATAGTATGATTTACGGCAATAAAGGAATTAAAGTAAAATGAGAAGAATCATAACTGAAGTTCGATATGTAGAATATTATGACATTCCGGATGAAATAACAGATGATGGGATAATTGATTACATAAAAGACAAAAGTAGTAAAATTCAGATAAAATCATCAATTAATATATTAAAAGCATCTTCTATAGAAGAGGATAACTTTATTGAATTGCCTGAAGATATTTTGTTTGATTTAGATAATGGTATTAATGATTATTAATAATCTATTCTTAAGATATTTGATGATATAATTAAATATAAAGAAAAGAAGGATACACATGAAAAAAATTACTGTTATGTTGTTCATAGCTGTTACTCTAAATGCTGGATGGTTTGGTAATAATGTAGAGAATTCTCTAGAAAATGTTAAAAAATTTCAATGCAAAAAACTAGAAGAAAGTATCCGAAATGATCTTAACTTGCTACAAACTGAAAACTCTAAAGATGTGTATTCAAATGCTTTGTTTCGAGTTGAAAAAAACATTCCAATTATGGGAATGAAATGCGACAAAGATTATTCTGATTTACAACCATTGATTCGAGATATTCGTGATATGGTTTCAAGAACTACGGTTGAGCAATGAGATTCATAGATCAAAATCTCATTGAAAATGAGTCTATAATTTATAACTCAAGAGTTCATTATTTTGTATATGAAGAATCTTTGTTATGGGGTTTAACATTTTTACTTATAGTTACCTTGAGTTTGATTTATAGTAATGCATTAATTTATTTAGGAATGATGTTTTCATTTATAGCAGCTATTTATGCTTTTGTAGATGCGTTTATTCAAAGACATTTTACCGAAATATCAATAACAAACCAGAGATTGATTGTAAAACGAGGTTTGATAAAAAGAGATGTTTTTGAAATTCCGTTAAATCGAATTGAAAGCGTTAATATAAATCAAAATATAATTGGACGCTTTTTAGATTACGGCTCTATCGATGTAAAAGGTGTTGGGACCGGTCTGGATAATTTATCTATGATTGACAAACCATTTTTTCTCAGAAAAGTTCTGTATAATAATATATCATCAAGCTTAATTTAAGAATTATATGATATAATTATTGTATCAAAAGTAAGAAGGATAAAAAATGAGAGACCAAAACATCAAATTGAGTTTAAGCCGTGAAATTAACATGAGACAGCGTTCAGTTCGTGACAGAACTAAATATTCAAGAAAAGAAAAACATTCAAAAGGTTGGAATTAAAAATGTGTTGGGATGATAACAAATCAGTAATTCGTGAGTATTTTTTACATACATTTGGATTGAATGCCAAAATTAGTGAAAACACTTTAGATGTGTATGGAAATCAAGAAGATCTTAATGAGCTGGTTGATTTCTTAGAAGAAAATGAATTGATTTATGAACATGACGGCGAATCGATTGTAATTGACTTGGATGAAGAAATGGAATTTTGGGAATCTGAATTTCTTAATTAGTTTTTAATGTTCTTCTTGTTATAATTATACATAAACAAGAAGGATAATTTATGAAAGTCGTATTTTTCAAAGGTAATCCAAATTACGGTCAGATAAAAAATGCAAAAATGACCAAACAAATTCTCCAAACTCTCCTATTAAAAACTAATGACATTACTGTTATTAGTTCTTCAAATCCTAATATAGAAATTCCAAATGCAGAAGTTTATGTAGGTTTTTCTAGAGGGTCTAGATATCTTAAAAAATGCGATGGAATAAAAATTTCTATTGGTGGCATATCAGGATCTGATATAAAATATATAAAAAACAAAAAAGATAATGTCAAACAAGGTAATTTATCCGAAGAATCTATAAATGCTCATTTTAATTTTGATGATTCAATGAAGCTTCAATTATTAAATTCATTTTAAGAAACTTATGATATAATTATTGTATAAAAAGAAAAGGTTTACAAATGAAACTGAATAAAATTTGTTCAACAGTGTTTTTGAAGACGTTATTTTGGAAACAAAATCATCATCATAGACACGGAGTGTTTTTGCACACGATAAAGGTTGCTTTCTATGCAATTAAACACGGTGATTACAAATTTATTGTTCCTGCATTGTTGCATGATATTGGAAAACCTTTCAGTGCATATCAAGATGAAAAAGATAAACTCAGAGGAACATATTCATTCACAAACCATGAAGAATTAAGTTGGTATATTATCAAAGATTGGAAGTTAATTTCAGATTGGACCAAAGATATGGTTCGGTACCATTACTTAATTCGAGATATGCATTTATCAAAAAAGAATGGTAAATTTGCTAGATATAATCGAATTCATAAACGTTGGAATAAGTTATCAGATGAAATGAAAGCCGAATTAGGTCGGTTTTTAAAATATGATGATCTCGCTAAATAAATAAAATAAAAGTGGAGACTCGTATGACCTTTAAAAAATTAATAGAAAGTGATTATGAAATATATCATAATTCTTACTCTAGCGCTATTTCCGAAGTGGTTAGATTTATTGAGAAAAATGGATTTAGTTATAATGAAGATGACTTTTTCAATGATATAACTACTGGTCCTAAAAAACCTTCAGAGGGTAAAACTAATAAATTTCACTTACAATTGTTTAAAAATGGCGAGCCCACGAAAAAATATTTACATATTCAAATTTACGGAATGAAAAATAAGTACGAACTGAATATGTATATTAAGTGAGTTAATATGAATATCTTTAAAGATTTTGTTTTAGGTTTAAATGAAGTTCTTATAACTTTAGGTAAACAGCCATATCCTTTATTTGGGAATGTAGTAATATTAGCAGGTGGAGCTGCTTCTGGAAAAGGATTTGTCAAAAATAAGCTTTTAGCTATTGAAGGAATTAATTGCGATGTAGATGCTATAAAAGAATTAGCTCTTAAATCCCAGTTAATAAAACAACGAGCTAAGACAGAATATGGTTTAGATTTATCCTCGTTCAATTTAAAAAACCCAGATAATGTAAGCACTCTTCATTCATTAATGGTTAATATGAAAGTTTTGGACAAACGTAAATTAACTACATATATGAGCATTTTAGCATCTGATCCAGAAAGAAAACCCAATATTATTTTTGATGTTACATTGAAAGATATAACTAAACTCAACAATCTAACTACAGATTTATCTAGATTGGGTTATGACAAAAGTAAAATTCACATTGTATGGGTAGTAAATGATGTAAAATTAGCTGCAATTCAAAATAAAGAAAGAGATAGAGTAGTATCTGATGATATTCTTTTAGATACACACGAAGGTGTAGCACTAACTATGAAGAAAATCATAGATATGGGGGATAAACTCAAATCATATATGGATGGCTCTATAGTTCTTGCATTCAACAAAAGAGGTGAAGACACTGATGTTGAAAAATCTAAGAATGGTGGAATGTTCGTTAAAGGGTTTAACTACGTTGTAATTAAAGAGCCTGGGAAGCCAGTTAATCTTTCTAAAATAACCGATGAGATTTTAGCGAAGATTAAAGAATACACACCAAAAATTAATACTTGGTAAATTAAACATATTTTAATTAAAATTATGATATAATATACAAAATATTAAAGGATTAATTTGTTAATAAACGATTTTTTGAATACCGATTATAAAGACTATGCCTTATACACAATTGAAAATAGGGCGATACCATCAGTTATTGATGGATTGAAACCTGTACAAAGAAAAATATTAGCCTGTTCTATTAAATTATGGAAGGGTGTTCCTGGTGAAAAAACCAAGAAAATTTTCCAATTAGCAGGTTCTACAGCTGCGGATTTTAAATATCATCACGGTGACGCTTCGTTACAAGACGCTATCGTTGGTATGGCTCAAACATTTAAAAACAATCTACCATTATTCGATAGAGAAGGACAATTTGGTTCTTTGCGTTCTACAGAAGCTGGGGCTCCCCGATATATTGGAGTAAAATTAAATCAAAATTTTAGTAAATTGTTCAAAGACAAAAATCTTTTGACTATCAAGAAAGAAGATGATGATTATATTGAACCAAAATATTTCTTGCCTATTATTCCTATGGTATTGCTTAATGGAACCAAAGGTATTGCCGTGGGGTTTGCCACTAGCATAAGCAATCGAGACCCTAAAGAAGTTACTCAGGCATGTATTGATGTTTTAGATGGAAAAGAAATTGGCCGATTAAAACCAAAGATTGAAGAGTTTTCTGGAACATTTGAGTTAGATTTGACTGAAAAAGGTAATGGTCGTAGATGGATAGCTAAAGGACTTTATGAGCTTGTAAATTCAACTACAGTGAAAATAACGGAATTAGCTCCTAGCATAACATATGAAAAATATAAAAAAATGTTAGATGCATTAGTGGCAGATAAAACTATTGTTTCATATGAAGATAAATGTTCAGCTAATATCCATTACGTCATTAAATTCACTAAAGAAAATCTTGCAAAGCTTATTGAAAAAAATAAACTAACTTCAGTTTTAGGACTCGAGGAAACAATATCAGATAACATTAACACTTTAGATGAAAATGGAGAGCTTCTTTATTTTGATAATGAAGTAGATGTTATAAAATATTTTGTTAATTTTCGTTTAAGTTATTATGTAAAACGAAAAAGTGTAACTCTTAGTGATTTATTAAATGATATGAAGATTGAAGGCTCTAAATATAAATTTGTAAAATCAGTAGTGGATGAAGTTATTGAGATTAGAAATATCAAAAAACCTGATCTTATTGCATTTTTTGATTCTCAAAAATATTATAACCAAGATGGTTATGATTACTTGTTACGAATGCCAATTCATTCTCTGACTGAGGAAACTATTGAAAAACTCAAAGAAGAAATTAAAAAATTAAAAGCTGAATATGATTACATTGAAAAGAAAACTCCAGAGGATATGTATCGAGAAGATCTTCAAAATTTATTAAAAGAACTCTAAGCAAAAATATGTTATAATATAGTGAATAAGAAAGGAGTACAATGCTCAATTATGAAAATGTCTTTATGTCTAAATTTACGCTTTATGAGCGTTTGTTTGACACAGACACAAAAGAGTCTATAATTAGAAAAGCTGATTATAAACCTGAGATTTTCACAAAATCAAAAGGAAATAGAGAAACTGGTTGGAAGTATTTTTTAGATGAGTCCATTAATTTAGAAAAACATTCTTTTGATGATGAAAGAGAATATAAAGATTTTTTAAAATTTCAAGAACAAATAGGCGCTACAACATACGGACAAATTCAAGCTCCGTATTCACACATCCGAAATAATTATTATAAAAACAAAACAGATTTCAAATCTAGAATTTGGTACTTTGACATTGAAACTAGAGTTCTACCAAATCAAGGATTTCCATATCCAGATGAAACACCTTCAGCTATAAGCATGTTTCAGATTTATGATAACTTTTTGAATAAAATCATAATATTAGCTGATAAAAATATTTCTCCAGAGAAGAAAAATGAATTGATGGCTAAACATAAAAATTTAGTGTTTAGATCATTTAATACAGAAGAAGCTTTATTCAATGCTTTTTTTCAAATGATACACAATTTAAAACCATGTATTATTACTGCTTGGAATGGAAATAATTTCGACTTTCCTTATATCACTAATAGAGCGAAAAAGATAGGATTGCATGAAGGCAATTTGAGTCTAGTTAATAATGCATCTACCAGAGTTAGTATCAATAAAGTAACTAATGAAAAAGAATATAGTACAAATTGGGATGGAATATATCTTTTAGATATGATGGAACTTTATAAAAAGTTCACATACATCACTCAAATATCATATTCATTGGAAAATGTAACTCAAGTTGAATTGGGTGTGGGTAAAGTAGATTACGGCAATTTTAAAAACATTTCAGATTTTATGCATGGAGATTGGGATAAGTTTGTAGAATACGGTATTCAAGACGTTGTTCTTTTAGATCAATTGGATAAAAAATTGAACTTAGTAGAACTTACTAGAATGATTGCATATAAAATGGGTGTTAATGTTGATGATGCTTTAGGGACAGTTAAACCTTGGGCTACATATTTAACTAACATTGGATATGACCGTGGTTTGATTATGCCTAACAAAAATGAATCAGATTATACAGGTATTGCCGGAGGTTGGGTAGCTAATCCTAAAAAAGGTAAACATGAATGGATTGTTTCTTTTGACTTCTCTTCTTTGTATCCAAGTACAATGAGATGGAATAACATGAGCCCTGAAACAATTTTAAGAGATGAAGAGCTAACTACAGATTTACGTTTATTGAAAGAAAAAATTTATTACTTGGAAGATCCAGGAGATGGTTTAGAAAATGACCCATGGTCTAAAAATGAACGGTTCATTAACTTATATACAACTAAAGCAGATATATTACATAAAGCAGCAAAAGCTTTAGCTAAAAATGATGTATCTTGTGGAGTTAATGGTGTGTTTTTTAGAAAACACAAATTGGGAATTATTCCTGAATTGATTAAACAAATTTATGGCGGAAGAAAAGAAGCTAAGAAAAAAATGTTTGTTCATCAAAAAAACATTCAAGATTTTAAAGAGTTCGGAAAGTATGATGAAATTACTGAACAAGAAAGATTAGTTTCTTTTTATGACACAGAACAAATGGCTCTAAAAATCTTGATGAACAGTCTTTATGGAGCCATGGCAAATAAACACTTTATGTTGTTCAATCAAGGACTTGCTGAAGCTATTACTGCAAACGGTAGAATGATTAATCAATTTTGTTCTCTTAAAATTGAAGAATATATGAAAGAATACACTGGAAAACCAGCAATGATTTATGGAGATACTGACTCGTGTTACATAACATTAAAACACGCTATTCCAGTTGAATTGCTTAAAGAAAATGATAAATCTAAAATAACAGATTGGTGTAATGATTTTTGTTCTAATGAATTGCAAAAAGTTATAGACAATGCTTTGAGTGAAGTTTCAACATTAGTTAATGCATATGAACCTGAAGCACAAGCGGAGGATCGAGAAATTATTGCAGATTCTGGTTTTTGGGTAGCTAAGAAAAAATATGCTTGTAGAGTTTTGGATACAGAGGGTGTAAGATTAAAAGAACCTAAACTTAAAGTTATGGGTCTAGAAATCGTTAGATCAAACACACCGACATATTGTAGAAAGAAACTTAAAGAAAGTGTAGAAATTATTTTGGATAAAGAAGAGTCCGAAGTTCAAGAATATATTTTAGATGTAAAGCATGAATTTTCCAATCAATCAATAGATATGATTTCACGTATCACTGGTGTTAGTAACCTTAATTATGAGTTAAACACAGCCAAGAGTATTCCTATAAACTCAAGAGCAGGATTGGTTCACAATGCATTAATGGATAAATTGGAATTACAAAAAGATTATGAATATATTACGTCTTCAGATAAAATAAAGTACGTTTTTTTAAAAGTTCCTAATCCAGCATTTAATCAAAATGTAATTGGTTATAAAGATCCAAAATTTTTAGAAGATTCTGGATTGTATCAGTATATCGATAAAGATGAAATGTTTAATAAGTTTTTCTTAAGCCCTATGGATATTATGCTTAAACCTTTGAATTGGAGCGCTTATAAGATAAATGATTTTTCAGAATGGGAATAAGTGTAAATACATAAAATATTGTTATTAACATTAAAAATAGCTTATAATTAACAATATATTATTAATTAAGGCATAATTTATGAAGATTTATTTTAACATAACAAAACTAGAAATGCATACATTCACTAAGAAAAATGATAAGGTGTTGTGTTTGGATTTTTTAGGTTCTTGGTTTTTATTCAAAAAACGAACTGTATCTGAGGGGATAACCCGAGATGCTATCTTGTATGATTACAATACTGGAGAACAATATACCGGAGATGGTCATTACGGTGAAGTTAAAGTATTTCAATTATGTAGGGTTAATTGGAAAAACCCTATTAAATCATGGTTTTGGAATAGATATACAATTCAATATTATATGTCTCATGAAAATTATTTAAAAATAAAGGAATAAAATGGATTATAAAAAACCTAAAGTTACATTGCTTCAAGCATCTCCATTATTTGTATCAGAAATTGCAGCCAGAGTTTGTTATGATTCTTTTTCATTGTCAGAGAATAAAAACATCAAAAGTTTTTCTGAAGATGGATCTGGATTGACTGCTATGCAAGTTGAAGATATAGAGGGAAGTGAGGTTTTAGATAAATTGACTTGGGCTTTTCAGCATGAATCAATTTTGGAGCATACTACTTTATCATTTTTTGTAGAAGATTTGTCTCGTGAAGTTTTGCAAGAAGTTGCTAGACATCGTATAGGAATGGCTATCAGTGTTAAATCAACTCGATATACAATTGAAAAATTGGTAAATGCGGTTACAAATCATTTTGAGCTATTAGAAAATTCTAATAAATTGGCTATGACTAATGAAATTAGAGCTTCTTATGAATTAATAAGACAAATAGTAGCCGAAAATATCATAGTGTCAAATGATGCATGGATTGATATTGAGACTGATACTTTAATGAGTAAATTGGAATTGTATCACTTGGAAGAGCCTTTAGTAAAAGGATTGACTGGATCTAAAAAGAAAAAACAAAATGACCGTGTTAAACGTTGTCTTCCAGAAACTTGGACTACAAAATGTGTGCTTACATTCAATATTAGAGCTCTAAAACATTTTGTAGAACTTAGAGATTCTGGCTCAGCATATTATGGTATTAGAGAATTGGCATTAGGAATTATTTCACAAACTCCAGATAAATACATGAGATTTATAAGAAAACCTAAAGATTTTAAGATTGTAGAAGGTCATTAAATGAAAGTAATTGAGAAGGATTTTTTATCCTTCTATAAGGTAGCTCATTGGAATTATGGAGTGCTCATGACTCCATTCACTATTGGTTTGGGATTGATACCGGGACATTTCATGAGTGCTTTCTTTGTTTTAATTACATTATCTATGATATTGTTATCACATTATTATGATAGAATATTAAATTCTATCTCTTATATGAAATTTGAGTTATTTTTATCATTTATAACAATATCAGCAACCACAATATTTTTATTCTCAGATAATATAATGTATTATGCAGTATTGATTAAAATCTTCGATATATTTAAAGAATACTTAATAAGAGCAGAGAGCGCTATTTTTCAAAATTCAATGCATGTTATCGTTAAAAAAGATTATTCAAAATTTTATATTTTGGCTGGATTATCCGCAAGCACCTTAATTTTTTGGATGTTTCCTCAAGACATCGCTATCTTTTATTCAATTTTATTATTGATAGTTGGTGATATGATTCTTATATATTATAAAATTAAAATGTACAAAAAAGTTAATTTTAAGCAATAATGTGTTATAATTTAATAAGAATAGAAAGAAGGAATAATATGACAATTTTCGTAGATGCATCTTGGAGCACTACTAATTCACATGCTGGGTTTTATGTAGAATCAAAAAATCATTTGTTGTCTATGCCAATTAAAGCAAGAACAAGTGTAAGAGCAGAAACAATTGCATGTTTATTGGCGTTAAGATATAAAAACTCAAAAGTATTAACCGATTGTATGCCCGCTTATGATTACATAGCTACCAAATATCCAAAATATTGTGATAATTTGTCTTGGGTTCCTCGAAAACAAAATGCAATTGCAGACCGATTATCTAGAATGTACGAGACAGTTCATGTTAAACCAGCTAAATCGAAACCTTTAGATTATCGTACTTATATTTTAACAAAATCAAATGACGAGAAATTAAATCTTTATAAAAATTTAGCTACGGAATCATGGCAGTTTGAAATGGTAAAAGCTATTGAAAACCAATTCGTCGCAATTAAAACAAATCCAGATGCTATCTTTAAACACAAAGGAAAATTTTATTGCAATAATCCTTGGGTAAATTTGATTTGGATGACGAATGAACATAAAACTATTGGACGGGGCTTTTTTAAATTTCTTAAAAGCCGTGGACAACAAATGCAAACTCAATATAACGCCATTGAATTTAAAAATTTGTTAAATACCTTAAAACAAAAAAGAGAAGAATATGACAGACACAATAGATCAACAAATGGAGAAATTATTTAAGAAATATAACGACTTTGTCGTTTATGACTTAACTATTTTAGATAAAAAACTCCTTGAACTTCCCTTAATAATATCTCATTATCAAAATTTATTTTACTCGATGCAGGCTAAATTAGATGAATATGATGCTCAAAAGGCAGAAATGTGGCAAGCTAAATATTTGTATTACAAACATCAATTTGACCACGCGCTTAGTCACACCGAAATAAAGGTATTCATAGAGAGAGACCTTGAAGTTATAAATATTACAAGAAAAATGAATATAGTGAGGTTGATTGCTTCTAGAGCTGAAGATACTATAAAATCTCTTCGGGAATTTAGCTGGACCTTGAAACATTTGCTAGAATTTGAGAAATTCAAGGCTGGAATTGTAAATTAATTCCAGAAAATAAACTATATTAAAACATAGTTATAAATACTGATTCTAATTCAGATAATTCAAATGACTTCAACAATTCAAAAACATTATCTCACATCATTCAGCCGATTAGTTATTTGGCTAGATATTTTAAAAAAAAGTTATTTTATAAAAAGGCGTTATATGACGTTAAAAACTCAAGCTGTAAATGAATCATATATTAAGGTATTTACAGATGATATAGAAATAAAAATCACTATTACAAATTTTCTTTCGGCTTATGCTGAAGGTTATCAATTTGCACCTAGCTTCAAAGCAGGTGTGTGGGATGGAAAAACTAAATTTTATAAACTAGCTCATGATGGGATTTTAGTGCCAAAAGGTTTGATTTTTCATTTGATAAAAGCTATGAAAAAACAAGATATAGAAATTGAGTATGAAGACCCCAGTGAATATGTAAAGACTAATCATGAAGAGTTTAATGAATTTATAAAAACGTTAAACCTGCCATTTGCTCCATATGATTATCAGATTGACACTTGTGTTACTTTTATTAATAAGGGAAGATTGACAGCTCAATTAGCTACAGGTGCTGGAAAATCATTGGTAGTATATATGTTATCAATGTTTTTTAAATCACATGATATGAAAACATTAGTAATAGTTCCAAACGTCTCTTTGACTAATCAAATAAGATCAGATTTTGATGATTATGGGTTTAAAGAGCCAGAAAATATTCATTTGATTTCTGCAGGTATTGAGAAACATCTTAGATGTCCTATCACCATAAGCACATGGCAGAGTTTATATAATTATCCTCACTTATTATCAGATGCGGATGTTATAATTGTAGATGAAGCTCACCAAGCAAAATCTGAAGTGTTTACTGAAATAATTTTACCAGCTAGTGTTAATTGTAAATATAGATTAGGATTATCTGGAACCATTGTGGATTTAACATATGCAGATAGAATGAATCTGATTGGATCTATAGGACCAAATGTTAAGATAATAAACTCACAAGGATTGATAGATAGAGGATTGGCTACACCCGTTCAGATAAATTGTTTATTTTTCAACTATTCTGAAGAGGAGAAAAAACTCTTCAAAAACCTTGATTATAAAAAAGAAGTAAAAGCTTTAGAAGGTCATGAGCGTAGAAATAAAATGTTAGCCAAAATGACTAACAAGATAGCTAATTCAGGGAACACTATATTATTATTTAACACAATTGCACATGGAAAATGGTTAATGGAATTGTTGCTTCAAGATAAATTCGGACTAGAAGATCTTGTGTTTTTAGAAAAAGGAACCCCGCAAGCAGTTAAAGCTTTAATAAAAGATGGAACGTTACCTTTGAAAATTTTCACAAATACAGACTTTGATGAAAAACAAAGAAAATCTGTAATAAACACATTAGTGAAAAACAATATACCGGCTTCTTATATAGATAGATTCGATTCTTTAGAAAAATATGACATTTATATGATTTATGGAGCAATTGAAGGTGAAGAACGTGAACGAATTAGAAAACTTTTAGAACATAAAGAAAATGCTATTATTGTAGCTAACTATGCAACTATGTCTACAGGAGTAAATATAAAACGACTTCATAACATAATATTGGGAGCACCTGTAAAAAGCTCCATTAGATTAAGACAAACCGTAGGCCGTGGATTAAGACTCCATTCAGAAAAAGAAGTCATGAAATTGTGGGATATAACTGATGATTTTTCGACAAAATCAAAAACGGGAAAGACTACAAATAAGAATCACACATTAAAACATTTTGAATCTCGGCTTCTTGTGTATCAAGAAGATGGTTTTCCGATGGTAGAAAAAGAAGTAAAAATTTCGTAAAGGTAAAAAACATGAAGGCATTTGGAGATAAAATATTCGTAAAAGTTTTTGAGAAAGATGAAGTTACTTCATCTGGTATAATGCTTGTATCGAAAAGTAAGAAAGAAACACCTAGATTTGGAAAAGTAGTTAGCGTAGGTGATTTGGTCACTGAAGTATCAGAAAATGATATAGTGTCTTTCGGTAATTATGCATTAAAAAATCCTGTAAATGATCTATATGCTATGGTTATGGAAGATATTTTTGGTTACTTTAAAGTTTAATATGTTATAATAAAGAAAAAAGGAACTCAATGCAGTTGATTCTAAAAAATCTTCAGTATTTTCTACCAATGTTTTTATTATACATGTTGAATTTGTTATTAGTGGGAATCATAGTAACTAATACAATGTTAGTTGGATTTGATCCATCACCATTAACAGAAATTGTTTTGTTAGGTGTAGCTTTTCCTCCTTTAGGTGTAATTTTAGGTGCATGGGAATTTGGATTTTTAATTCAAACAATGTTTTGATTTAAACAAAGTCTAAGCAAAATAATGATATAATTATTACATATAAAAAGACAAAAGGATAGATATGGCGATCTCAATCAATGTAGGTATTGTAACTAATCTAGAAAAAGACATCCGAAATTATGCACAAACTCTTTTAGATGGTTCAAAATTAAGTGGGTTGGCTGAAGCGTTCAGCGCAAGTTTAAAAGTTACAAACACAAGGAATGTAAAAACAATCACTGCAGAATATGTGAAAAAAGTTGCCGATGATTTAATTTCACAAGGTATGCCAAAAGTTTCAGCCAAATCAATGGCTAAAAAATATGTTGAAGATCAAGTTAATGATATTATGAACAAAATCAACTAATTTAGTTCAACAAATCCTCTTAAACCCTCCAGATAGACAGACTTCAAAAATAAGGGTTAATTTTTAACCCTCCTCTTAAACACTCCAGATAGACAGATTTATTACTAATCAGACCTAATTACGGTTCCTTTCCAAATATCATGCTTGAGCCTTTATCGTCTAGGCGATGTAAAGTCTCAACAATTTTATTTTACGTTTAAGGAGTTATATTGTTAGGAAAAAAAGTACAAGCAATATTGAGCGATTTGGCATCAATTTCAACCGCAGCAATTATTGATTATCCTATTACAGGTATTCAAGATTCAGGCAAATCTATGGTAGCATTTATTGATCTTTCTCAATTTGGAGAAGACAAATTTGAGAAATTTGGGATCTTTAATCTTACAGAGCTTTTGTCAATCTTGGGTGTAGTAGACAATGCTGATGTTAAGATGAAAGACGGTGTTATCTCAATTTCAAATGATAACAGTTCTATCAAATATTTTACAACAAACATTGATCTTTTGAGTCAATCATTTTCAGCTAATCCAAAAATCCCAGAAAATATCAAAGCGGCACCTACAGCAATGAGTTTTACATTAGAATCAAATGTTTTGGAAAAATTGAAAAAAACATCAGCTCTTATGAAGTTGGAACATTTGGTCGTAGAAACACAATCAGAAGATGGTATTCAATTAACAATCACTGGAATCAATAAAGATTCATCTAATAATTTCAAAATCAAAGTAGCTAATGCGAGAAATGAAGGTTCTCACAAAATTATTCTTGATATGGAAAATATCAAAAAATTGCCAGCAGGTAACTATAGTGTAAAAGTAGCACAAAATGCTAAAACTAAAAGCTATATCACAATGTTTAGTTCAAATGACATTCCAAGTTTGGAAGTAGTGGTAAACGTGGTTTCTGAATAAGATTTAAAAAATATAAATAAAATGATTACATAAAAGGAGACATCCAAAAATGTAAAAACATTTATTTACGTTGAACCCGTTTTAAAAAAGAGTTGATATTTTATATCCGTTAAAAATCGTTTAATAATCGTTAAGGAAACACACATGGTAAATTTATTTGAAGAATCATTTGAAGGTCTAGAAAAAAATATTGCAGATCATGCAAAAAACAACAAGAAAACTTTTGCTCCAGATGAAAGAGAATGGAAATTGACAAGAGATGATAATGATGAAGGACAAGCAATTATTCGCTTGATTCCAGACAAAACTGGTAAACCATTTACTAAGGTTTACAATCATTCATTTGGTATTTTCAACAAAGCTAGAAATAAAAAATTATGGTACATTGAAGACAGCCCATCTACAATTGGTCAACCTTGTCCAGTTTCAGAATATTGGGCTGAATTGAATTCTATTGGAACAGAAGAAGCTAAAGAAGAAGCTAAATTGTTCAGTCGTAAAGTAAACTATATCACAAACGTTTACATTGTAAAAGATCCAGCTTGTCCTGCAAATGAAGGAAAAGTTTTCTATTGGAAATTTGGTACAAAATTGTATGACAAATTCATGGCAACATTGAACCCATCAGAAAAAGATTTGGCAATGGGTGAAACCGCAATTCCATTGTGGAATGCATTGAAAGGTGCTAATATCAAATTGAAAATCAAAAAAGCTGCGGGTGGATTTTTGAATTATGATGATACAACAATTATGGCACCTAGCGCATGTTTTGATTCTAAAGAAGAAGCTACAGATGTAATTGTTAATCAAACAATCGAATTATCTGAATTTGAAAGCCCTTCTCATTTCAAAACTTATGAAGAATTGAGTGATAAATTGGCATTCGTTTTGGGCAAAAAAGATGGAACTAAAACAACAAAAACCACTCCAAAAAAAGAACCAAGCATTGATACTGGATTAGATGATTTAGATGATATTGTTGAAAAAGCGGCGTCTAAAAAATCAGATGAAGAACCAGTACCAAAAGCAAAAAAAGAGAAAGAAAAAGAACCTGAATCAGATGATGATGATCTTGATTTCTTAAATGGACTGTAATAGTCCATTAATTTAATAGAAAGGCGAAAATGATCTTAGTAGACTATTCGCATTTATCTTCACGGAATTTGTACACTGCATTATCACAAGCAAAACCTAAAAAAGATAAAGAAACAAAAAAGTTTTTAACCGAAGATTTCATACAATTTTATAAACATTTAATGCTAAATTCCCTGAGATTAATTCAGAAAAAATATCAAAAAATGTATGGTGAAATAGTGTTGTGTTTAGATGTTCGTGGCACTAACTGGAGAAAAGAAATATTTCCAGATTACAAAGCGCAGCGAGCAAAAGGTCGCGAAGAATCTGATATAGATTTTGAAAGTTTTTATAAAGAATCTAATAAATTTGTAGAAGAAATTGGTCAAATATTCCCATATAAAATCCTTGGAGTTCCAGGAGCAGAAGCTGATGATATTATAGCAACTTTGGCAAAATACTCTAAAGAAGCTACTTTAGTAATCTCATCAGATAAAGACTTTAAACAACTATTATCATTAAACAATGTTGAGTTGTATGATCCGATTAAACTTAAAAAAATAACTATGTCAAAAAATGAATTATCAAAATGGATGACTGAACATATTTTGTTAGGAGATTCTTCTGATAATGTTCCTAATATAAAACAAGGAACAGAATTCAGCGATGCATTTTTAGCATACATCAAATCCAAAGACATTCATGTATCTAAAGTTGACGAATTTAACAAATTGACCATTTCAAAAAAATTATATAGCGAATTTACTGTAGAAAAGAAATTTAAATCAGGACCTAATAAAGGTAAACCTACAGGAGAATTAGATATATTCAAAACTGTTCCTTTTGGAGAAAAAGCTGTTGAGAAATTTGCATTCGATCTTAAGGAAAGTTTAAAAGAGCATCCAATGTATCAGGTTAATTATGACCGAAATAAAACATTGGTTTTATTTTCAGAAATTCCTAAAAAAATTGAAGATGCAATCATAAAAAGTTTCTCAGAAACAGAATTGTGTTACAACAAAAATAAATTACTTATGTTTTTGGGTGAAAACAATCTAGTAGAATTAGCTAGAAATGTCTCTGATTTTTATCTAGATGAAAATCAATTTAACGTAACAGAAAGTTCCAGTCTTGATGATTGGTTATAAAAATAATGTTAAAAGCTGATGATAATTACTCAGTTAAAGGTGATCAAAGAAACGGTTCTTTGATCTTCATGAAATGGATTGTTTAAAGACAGTTCATATAAACAATTAAAATTAAAAAAAGGTATAAAAATGGAAGAAAAAGTATTTGTATTAGACGGCGTTACATATGAAACAGAGAGTTTGCCGGAGCAAGCAAAACAAGTATTTGCTACAATTATTCAAGTTCAAGAAAAACAACGTCTTGAAAATATTATCCATAGCGCAGCTATTCAAGCATTAACAATTGAATTGTCATCTTTGAAAGATCAATTCACTGTAGCAACTCCTCAAGAAGATTGATCTTCAAATTTCTTTATAATATGTTCTACAACTTTAGGTTTTAACCACACTTTTCGGTGTGGATTAAAATATGGTGTATAATCAAAATAATGATGAGCTTGGGTTAATTCAATTAAAACATAAATTTCAGTTTGATCTTTATAATCATTGATTAATTTTAAAGTAACATCATCTAACTCATCTTTGATGGGTACTTTTTGTTTAGGATTAACTACATTAAATGCATTTATTAAATTATTAATGCTGAATTTTATACCCTGAATAATCGCTATTTCAAAGCAAGCGAAAGCTATTTCATATGAGTTAATTTCATTAAATCGTGTGGATTCATAAAATAACTTTTTAAGATTAGTTTCAGATAATTCATTCTTATGAGATTTATAATACTCCGTATTCATAAACTCCATTAATATCAAATCAAATCGTTTCAAGTTAATCCTTTTAATTATATTAAATTTATTTATTAAGGTATAAAATGAAAATTTTCTTAAGCATCATCCCAGCAGTTCTATCGGCTGAGATTTTGACATTAGATCCAGTACTTGTAGAATCAACTACATATTCACCAATTTCTGAGTATAGAGACAATAAAGTTGATTTTAGCGCTATACAAACTAAAATGAACATTCAACAAACTGCACCTGGAATGTATAGCCCGGTAATTCAAGGTCTTCAAGGCGAATTAGTTGGAGTGAAATTTGAAGATGTTATTATGAATAACTCAAATTTTAGAAGTGGTCCAAATCAATATTTTTCATGGATACCAAATGAATTTGTAGATTACAAATTGGAAGCAGGCAATGCAATTGGGTTAAGTGTAGACTCTCACATTACAGATGTTTCTCAAGTTTATGCAGAATATAGTTCATATGACCAAGGTAGAAAATTAATTGCTACAAAAAAATATGATAACACAACTGTAGGTTTGAAGTTATATAAAACTGGCGATTATAATAATATTGAACATACTGCATATAACCAAGATGCATTCTTTGTCAAAAATATCACTGGAAACAATACTTTTATCGCTTTATATAGCACATCATCAGATATTGACCGATTAGATAAATTTATTCAAAGAAAACCATATACATATCTTGACCAAGATTATGTTTTTATCAAAGATTCATACAAACTAACTAACAACGATACAGTTACAGGAAGTTATCAAAGATTCGTAGAAAATGTAAACGATAATGGAAAAGAAGTTGATTCTACTAATAACGTTTATGGAGCTCAATATGTTCATAAATTTGAATCCGGAATTAGCGTTAAATTAATGGATTCATATGAAGATCTTATGTATAATCAAAAAGATTTCACTTATAATACAACAACGGCCGGAATTAGTTATAAAAACGAATTATTTGGCATTAAATTGAAATCAAATATTGATGGCATATGGGCTCAAACTACAGACAAGCAAGATGATGTTACCAAGAATTTTAACACATATAGTTACAATATAGAATTGCAAAAAAATATTGTATATGGAAGTGTAAGAGGTGGATATAAGCTTCCTACAGCTAACAATCTTTATTATTCAAGAACCACAGGAAAAGGAAATGATGTACCAAATGCGTCATTAATTCCAGAAACATCAAAAACATATTCTTTAGGTATTAAAGATGTAATTGATGATTTTACCTACAACATCAGTGGTTATTATATGTATCTTGATAATGCAATATCAAGTGTTAAAGTCGGAAATATATCAGGGGTAGATCAATATCAAGCCCAAAATGTTGGAGACGGCATGGTTAAAGGTGCTGATGTTACCTTGACATATGATAAAGATTTGTTCGGTTCATTATTTAATTTTCAATATGTGTATGGAGAAGATGGTTCAGATTATATGAGTAAAATCACTCCGTGGAAAATTTATTGGAAAAATGAGTACAATCATTATTTTGTAACTTGGAATTATGCTCATAAAGGAATTCACTTATCTAAATCAGATATGAATGATGTAAGAATTGTAAATCCAACTTACAATGAGTACAATAATAAAGGATATAACACTATAGATATTGGTTATTCTAATAATTATAATAAATGGTTATATGGAATAACATTTAACAATATATTCAATAATGATGGAAGAGCAATGGGTTCATCAGTTGATGAT